AAATAAGCGTTACAATGTAATCAATACCCTCTTTAGTGTCTAGCATTTGGGTAAAGCCTAGCCCGTGTTTTTTTAGTAGCGGGTTAATCTTGTCAAAAATTGCGGGTAAGTCGGCGTAAGAATAGCCAAACCCTTGCGTTCCTTTATGAATTACTGGTACTTCTTGCTGAAAAGCCGCAAGCGCTTTAAATAAATTTTTCATGTTCTGTTTTGTTTTGGTTATTATTAGATGCAAATATAATACTTATTTTAATTCTGCAATCTTTTTTTTATAAATCAATATAATTTCTTTCAGTTCGTCGGCGGTATACTTTCGGATCTCATGCGCTCGGCCTTGTAATTCAATCAATCTTTGCGCCCCTATTCGTTTTTCAATACCAATTTGATAGTTTAGTAAGTTGCCGCTTAGAAATGTATTACAATGTTCGCATTGCAAGTGACAATTGTCTTCGTCAAACCTTACGTTTGCGTGTCCGCCTTGACTAAAATAGTGACCGCAATTTTTTTTCTTTGGTGGCTTGTCGCACGAAATACAATTTAACCCGTCGTCGCGAAGACGAATAAAAGTATTAAACACCTTTTGAGCTTCTTTGAGCCAGTCTGTAGTCGTTTTAATGTCGTTCTTTAGCTTTACCTTAGTCTTTTTCCATTGAGCCGCTTTAGCTTCTTCTACAAAGGCTTTAATACATTCGTCTTTTAAACAAAATTTATGGTTAAAGCGTATCGGTTCGAACTTGTCGCGGCAATTTTTACAACGTGGCATTTATTCTATTTTCAATGATTTCACAATAGCTAGCGTCAATGTCAAAAATTAAAGAATCGAATCCTAAATCATTTGCTACTTTTGCCGTAGTTCCTGATCCGCCAAATGGATCAATAATCAATTCACCTTCTTTAGCAGTAGTTAAAATTATTCTTTTAATTATTTCCTCTGGAATTTGGCACGGGTGTTCGGTTTTTTCTTTACTTACGTTTTTAACTTGGTTTATTTCCCACCAATCATAAAGCTTTGCCCCCGTTTTTCCGTTGGTAATTAGCTTTTGTATTCTTTTATCATTTGGATTTTTGTAAGGCTGAGTTACTTTTCTAAAATCAGGTTTACAACCCCACCAACTAATCAAACGACTTTGTTTACCCGTGTTTGAATTATAAACCCAAGTAACAACTTGTTCGCATTGAGCATCCATAGCCAATGGCAGCAAATTTATTGTTTCTTCTGGGTAATGAATAATTACGCAAGGCTTCGGTATTTTGCTTAGTAATTCTACATATTCCTCAAATTTCAATTTGTCTTTGTATTTAGAATAATGATAGTTTTGATTGTATGGCGGATCCGTAATTGTTAACCCATTTGGTATTTTATGGTTTCTAAAGTCGTCGTTTATAATAGTTGTCTTCATAGTTCTACGTTTTTAAATTTTAGTTCGTTTTTCAGTTCGTCGTATGCTACGCGTAGTTGAGCGTTGCGTTTGGCTAATTGGTTTAACTCGCGGTTCAAACTTACTATTTCGTTTTGCATTTCGATTAAAACAAGTTCGGTTTTTAATAGCATTTCTTCGCTGTCCTTACCGCCGTTAATGTAGTCCTTTGCGTCTGGTTTGTCCTTTTCAAGTTTTAAGCGTACGTTTTTTATTCGTTCACGGACTACCCAAATGGTGTTCTTAGCCCATAAAATCTTTAGATCCAGTTCCATTTTAAAAAGTGTTTAAGTTTCGTAATTTTTGGCTTGTTGATACAATGCCGTCGGTTATTGTTTTTTGGCTTTCTTTTTTGTAGTACGTTCCCCTATTGGCGTAAACTCGTTTTCCTTTGTGGTCTAGCATGTAGTATTGATATCGGTCTAAGTCTAAGAACATTTTGTAAGTTCCGTTTTTTGATACGCCTTTAGGCTTACTTTTGGCTACTTTTAAATGTACTTCGTTTTTTTCTGCGCCCGTTCCGTCGCTGTTTGCTAGTCCGTAAGGTGGTCGCCATGGAATTAACACGCTTAAACCCTTTCGAAACCATACTTGGCCACCCGCAAAATCTCTAGCGCTAGGAATAGGGAAATAGCTTACATCCGTTCCAGCAATTGTTTTAGCTGTTACCATAGGTTGGTCGCGAACGTGGTTAATTACGCAGTTGTGGCGTCCAGTTTTACGTGCGTTCTTACGAACTAGTCCTAAAATGCGGCTCAAATACTTGTCTTCGCGTCCTAAGTCGGAGGCTATAAGTTCTTCGGTTAACTCGTTCCACGGGTCAATAGTAGTGGTATGTATTTTTATACCTTCTTTTCGTTCGATTTCGTCTACTAGGTCATAAAACTTCGTAATGGTTAGGTCTTCGTCTATGGGATCAATTACAATGAAATGCTGGTTAACAAACATTTCGGCGCTTATTTGTTCGCCGTTGGTCATTGAACTTTGACCTTGAACGTAGGGTTTACCTATGTACTTGTAGCATAGTTCTGCGAATATTTCCGCACTACTCCCCGTTTCAGGACTAAATACAACGTGGTTCCAACCATGCAAACATGAAAGGTTTATAAGAAATTCAAACCAAAGCTCCGTTTTTCCGCTTGCTGGCGCTGCGCCTATGTACGTCGTAGTTCCTTCTTTGATTGTAAATGGTAACATATCCCAATCCCAACCCACGGACTTACCCCTTACGTCTACTTGTTGACGAACGGCGAACATTTCGGCGTTTAAGTCTGTTAGTCTTTTGTACATTTTTAGCCCTCCCAAATTTCAGTTGGTAAATTTACTTTTGGTTTGTTACGTTCTTGAACATTTTTATTCCAACGTTTTAGCCTTAATTCTAGGTTGAAGCTACTTTGTTTTTCAAACCTCATCTTTTTGTCATGTTCGCCGTGTTCTGTCCAGTAGTCGTAAAATTCCCTAATCATTTCCTTACCATAAGTTTCTAAATAAAAAGCCAATGAATTAGCAAAAGTTCTTTTGCGACTATCGAAAGTTGCGGGGTTTTTCTTATTATCTTTTTCTTCTTCTTTATCTACTTCTTTAATGCTAGAGCCTTGCTTTAGCGACGCTTTAGCCTTGCTTAAGCCACCCTTACGTCCAGACTCACTGAGTTTCAAGCGTTTAGATTCAATTTCTTTTCGCTCTTTATCCAAAAACGAAATTACAATTTTATTTTTTTTCGTCTTTAAATAATTTTTTTCAATCAAAATTTCGACGATTGTAGCGTTTCTTAAGCGTAGCTTTGCTTCGTCAATACTTAGGTCGTTATTCCTATTCCAGTATTCCGCGCACACACTAATAAATGCGCCTTGCAACTCAAATGATTCGTAGCTAATATTGCCCGTGATCCATTCAGTAGCGTTAAACTTAAAAAATGGCAGCTCCTTACTCATAATCAATCATTGTTGGAATATCTTTACCTAGTTTAAAACGTAATGAACGCTCATCTATTCCATTCGAATAATAAGCAATAAAATAAAACTCGCCATTCTCTTTAAATTGAGACCTTTCCGCCTTAACTAAATACCAATCATTTTTAATTTCAATCATTTTTTAATTTTTAGGTAATAAAAAACCCCCAAACTTCATTGCGGCTGGACGTGCAAATCGGTTTGAGGGTAAATAATTCCTTTTGAGTTTATGGTGTCCAGCCAACTCGTCTACAAATATAACGCTTTAAGTCGAAATAAGTTGCTTGTCTTATAAAATTTATTCGTATAAACCCATTTTAACCCGTCTTTGAATACGTTTAAACGACGCTAGGTTATGGGCTTTAAGTACGTCCGTTTTTATGTCGTAGTCTTTTCTAGTTTTGAATATGTTGTTTATGTCTGGTAATTCCGACCCGTTCAAATAAGCATCAATTACGCACGTTTCGGCGGTGTAGTCAGCGTCTCGGTAACTAGTCAAGTCTTTGTGAACGCGTAAGCCGTGTAAAATTGTGGCGTGGTGCTTGTTGAAAAGACGGCCAATTTGCGATAGGCTAAATCCGCACTCCCTTAATTCATTGAATACGTAGTAACGCTTAAAAAGAACGTCGCGCTTTCTTGTCGTATCGGTTAAAGTGTATTTTTCAATTACTTCTTTTAATAGTTCTATTCTGTTCATTTTGTTTCGTTTTTCTGTTGGTAGTATTTTTCTAATTCTTGGGCTATGTGCCATTCTTTTTCGTTCCAGTCTTCTACATAAACACGGGTTGTTTTGAGCCATTCAATGGGACTTAAACCGCTTCTAATTGCGTCAATCTTGGCGTTATGAAGTTCGGCCAAAAACAAAACTTTTTCTTTTGTGTTGCGCCTCATATTTGTTCTACTTTAAATTTTCCGCTTTCGTAACGGCCCGTTGCTAGTAAGTCGTGCTTTTTCCAATATGCTAGGCTTTGCGAATTTAAAACCCAGCTTTCGACGGCTTTAGATCCGACGAAATAAGTTAGTTTCCATTTCATAGCTTTTCGATTTCTTGTTTAACGTCGTCCCAAAAATAACCCTCAAATTTAAATTGTAGTTTTGAGTCTTTACAAAGGTATTCTAGGTCTTTAACTATTTTTTTTTCAAATTCTAAGCCAGCTTCTATTGCGATTGCACAAAATTTCTTGGCTAAGTAATTGTTAACACCATAGTAAACTGTTTCTAATTCTAATCTATAGCATTCATCTAAAATAAATTCTGCAGTTTCTTTTGGTGTCATATTTGCTGCATTTTAATTTCACAAATTCGGTTGTAAAGGTCATGGTTAAACGACGTCCAAAAGCGGTCTATTTGGTACTTGTTAAATGAACCAACTAAGGTCGTCGTCTGTTTCGTTGTATTCCTGAACGTAAGCATCTTCGAAAGTGTTGGCTTCGTAAAGCGTCGTAAGGTAGTCGTCGCAGTCGCGCGTTTGTTTAATGGTAAGTTTTTCATTATAGTCCTTTTTAGTTATTTTATAATTAGCGTAAGCGTCGTAAATTTCTATTTCGTATTCGGCTAGGATTTCGCCGTTCGTGTTTGTGTCGCCCTCATCCCAAATGGTGACGTTTAAGTACACTAAATTCTTGTCGCTAGGTCTGTATACCTCAAAGTCTTTTAATTCTATTGCAATCATTTTATTTAAATTTAGAGTTGTAAACATGGTTCATGTACTTGTTGTAAGACGGACTAAGTTCATACGTCTTTTGTTTGTAGGTTTGGGTGTCAGTTGCTTTGGCGTCTAGAACTGGAAATGTATTTGTAGACATGAGCCAAATGATAAATGCAAAACCCAAAATTGCTATAATGCCACCGCCTAAAATTTGGCGTTCGTCCGTGTTTAAGTCTTTAAACAAAAACGAATATTTCTTAATTGTTTTCATTTTCTTCAATTGTATCTAAAAGGTTTACTAATGCACCCCATTGCGCTTGGGTGTGTAGCGTGCCGCGATCATTGGCTCCAAATGATTGGCGCATGTCTAGAAGTTCTGCGTATAGCTCAGCTTCTTTGCTGCGGATGAGTTCTAAAATTTGTTCTTTGTTCATTTGTGTTTTGTTAAGTGGTTACGAGGGTAAAATTATATTCTAATATCGACATAGCAAAACTTTTTAACATATTTTTTTAACATTTTTTTTCTTGTCGTTAAAATTGCTAGTGTTTATAAGGGTTGTAGACGTAAACTTTTTTTACAAATAATTAATTATCGGTCAAGTTTTGTGCAATTATCGGTCAACTTTTCAGGTTTTACCCTTATTCTATTACAAAATAGTCACATTTTTACCCTTATTTTGTGACAAAACGTACCCAAAAAGGTGCAATATAATGTGCATTTAATCGGAATATACCCGATTAGGTACGCAAATGTTCGCAAATATCCTATTATAATACGAAAAAAGCCAACCCCGAAAGGCTGGCTTCAAAACAGAACTAGAAAAAAGTGTTGCAATTTACTTAAAAAAGTATTCGTTTATTGACTTTGTTAATAACCCATAGTTAAAGTGTATGAAACCGCTGCGCCCAAACTGAAAGTTTGTAGCTACCCAATTCGAAGACGGGCTAAACGCGGGGTAATTATAATACTTGAACACGTCCGAACTTGACGCATCAAATAGGTATTGGTGCGAGTCGCCTTTTTCGAAAATAATTTCGTACCCTTTGTTAAGTAAGTCCTGGGTATGTAAGAACCCGACTATTTTATTTATTTGGTTCGGATCAATCTTTGGTTTAAACCCGTGTTTAAGGTTGTGTGTGTCTTTTCCGTGTGTCGAAATAAAACAATAGTTACCGACAAGTTCCCAGTCAATAAACGCCGTTTGGTTAATTACCTTGACGTTCTTTAATTGGCTTTCAATGTAGGACTTTACGGCTTGGTTAACGAAGTACGCAAAGTCGCCGCTATGGTTGTCGTTACAAACGCTTCTAAAAACAATCAATTTGTAGTGTGGTGCGAGGGCTTCTAATAAACGAACCTTAAACATAAAGCCAACGTCGAAAGCTTTTTGGTTTGACATGTTTTGAGGCAACGCATGGCCGCCCCTAGTTGTTTGCCCGTTGAACCCGTCTAAAAAGTCGCCTAGATCCGAAATGTAAAGTATGTTACTTTCTTGTTTTTCTAGGGTAAAGTTTACCATTTGTGTAAGACGTTCAAATAGTAGTGCCTCGTTCCATTCGGTTGGGTACATTGAACGGCCTTTGTCGCTTGCGTCCATTCCTATATGTACGTCGGTAAAAACTAGCTTGTCAAATTCGCCCTTTAGTTCGCCTTTACGTAGCCTTTCAGTAGCTAACGGGGGTACGTCTTCAAATAGTTTCTTAAAATCAATCTTATTAACGTCGAACTCATTACCAAAAGACGGATTTTTAAAGAACAAACTAGCGTCTTTATTTTTTATCCAGCCGTGTTTTACGTCTTTTTCGTCTAGTCCTAGCCCGTTGGCTTGTTCTTTTATTGCGCGGTATTGCTGTATTATTGCAAGCTCATCCGCTTTTAGTCTTATTCTAGGAATCTTCATAAAGGGGTTTTATAATGTCTAAGAAGGTAATTAGTAAAGATACCCACCGCAAAACCTAAAACTAACAATAAAATGTTAGGCTTAGTATTTTTATGCTTTTCCGTTTTCCATTTGACGACCTCAACTTTTTGTATCATTTTCAAGGTGTCGCGTTTTAGTTTGTATTCAATACGTTTCTCAAATCGCGTTTGAGGCACAAAAGAACGCTTGTAACGCACTATCGTATCTTTTTGGACTAATACCCTTTCCCACATTATAGAGTCCCTTAAAACGTAAGGAATTGAGTCAATGGTTAAAACTT